GGTGCAAGAGCACAGAACGATGTCAGCTTCAAGTCTGGTGGTGTGTTGATAGATGATGGCTTTGCTTATTTTAAATTTGCTAACTTCTATAATAAATTAAAGAATAGTGGTTGGAAGTATCCGGAAGATAAAACGGGCGTAATGATACAGGAGTTTTATAAAGATTGCAATGTAGAATTTATTGAAGAGAAGCGATTTCCATCTCAAAAGAAAGGTGAATACAATACACCAACAAAACATTTAATTAAAATATCTATAGAAAAGTTTCAAAGCGTAAAGATTTTACACAATAAAATAAATTACGATAAGGAGATCATATGATTAGAAAGATATTGGGTCCTCCTGGTACAGGTAAAACTACAAAACTATTACACTATGTAAGAACACTGGTTAAGTTTGGTGTGCCATTACACCGAATAGGATATTTTGCTTTCACTAAAAAAGCTGCAGGCGAAGCAAAAGGCAGAATGTTGGACAAGCACCCAGAGTTAGAAGATAAAGATTTACCATACTTTCAAACACTACACTCTTTTGCATTTAATCTTTTGGGTATGAAAAGAAGTAACGTCATGCAGAACGAAGACTATGCAGCCATTGGTCGAGAAGTTGGTATTGAAGTATCTGTATTCTCAAACGGTGAAGACAGCACAGGCTTTGTTGATTCTAATAGCGAGTATTTTAAATTAATATCCGCAGCTAAGATTAAAAATATATCCGTCGAAGATGAGTTTAATAGCAACATGTATTCTGAAGACCTAGACTTTGAGATTGTTAAGATCTTAAAATTAGAGTTAGACAACAGAAAAGAAGCATTCAAACTAGTTGACTTTAATGACATGATACAAAAATTTATTGATCGTGCCGACGATCTTTGTCCAACGTTTGATGTTGTATTTATTGATGAAGCACAGGACTTATCACCCATACAATGGAAGATGTATGATGAACTTAAAAAGAAATCAAAGCATATTGTTTTAGCTGGTGACGATGATCAAGCTATCTACGGTTGGGCTGGAGCTGATGTAGAGCGATTTCAAAAAGAACCTGGTAAAGAGATTGTATTACCAAAGTCATATCGTGTGCCACAGGCCATACAATCTATAGCCAATAAAATATTAGACCGTATTCCTGATGAAAGAAGAATACTAAAAACATGGCAACCGCGTAAGGAAACAGGGAACATATACCCTGAGTCTTATTCACTTCAAGAGATACCAGTGCAAGATGGCAACTGGTTAATATTAGCTAGAACAAATTACAGATTAATTAATCTAATGCCAGACCTACAGGCTATGGGCGTCTATTATGAATACAAAAACAAGAAAAGTTTTTCTGAAAAACTATACAAAACTATTATTAACTGGACACGATACGTGAAAGGTGAGGATCTAAACGAAGCAGAGATCAAAGATATTTTAGAATACACAGAATATCAAACTATAGAAGAGATAGATAAAGATTTAAAATGGTATGAGTTGTTACAATTAGATATGGATGACAGCTTATACATAAGAAAGATGTTAGAAAGAAAAGAACCATTAAGCAGTAAACCAAGAGTAAAGTTATCTACCATACACGCAGCCAAGGGTGGAGAAGCTGACAATGTTTTACTGGTATTAGATATGTCCAAACGTACTTTAGAATCATTACAAAGAAGCTTAGAGAAGCAGGATGAAGAGCATAGGGTCTGGTACGTTGGTGTAACTCGAGCAAAACAAAATCTGTATTTCATTGCAGGAAAAAATAAGGAGAGAAGTTATGACATCGAAAGTTTGGGATAAGCAGCACGGAGGATCCCATTATCAAAAGTATAAAATTCAGCCGAGCAAGTTTGTAGTTGAGAACGAGTTGTTATATCCGGAGGGATGTGCTATCAAGTACATAATAAGACATCGCGATAAAGGAAAAAAGCAAGATTTGTTGAAAGCAATACACTTTATAGAAATGATTATTGAAAGAGATTATTTAGAAGACACCACCACAAAACCCTTACCGCCAGGGTTCACACTAAAAAAGGATGACAATGAGAATACCTAAGTTTGAAGCACAAACAGAGTGGAATATTCCAACAGAGTTTCCCGATCTTAGACAAGTAGAAGAGATAGCCATTGACTTAGAAACTAAAGATCCAGACTTAAAAGAAAAAGGATCTGGCTCTGTAATTGGTAACGGCGATGTTATCGGTATTGCTGTAGCTGCTAATGGCTACAAAGGATACTTCCCTATCGCACACGAAGGTGGAGGAAACATGGATCGTAAAAAAGTTTTAGAGTGGCTCAAAGATATTTTAGCGGCACCATCAACAAAAGTATTCCACAACGCCATGTACGACGTCTGTTGGTTAAGACAGTTAGGTTTTAAAATAAACGGTGACATTGTTTGTACAATGATAGCTGCAGCCATTACAGATGAGAATAGATTTAGATACGATCTTAATAGTTTGTCTTGGCACTATCTTGGCTACGGTAAGAATGAAGGTGCATTAGCTGAAGCTGCATCTGAGTGGGGCATAGATCCAAAGTCTGAGATGTATAAGCTGCCATCGATGCATGTAGGATCTTACGCTGAACGTGATGCTGAAATCACACTAGGTTTATGGCAAGAGATGAAGAAAGAAATTATCCATCAAGATCTTGAAGATGTTTTTGATTTAGAAACAGAACTCTTTCCTTGTCTTGTGGACATGAAGTTTAAAGGTGTAAGAGTAGATATAGATAAAGCACATCTAATGAAGAAACAATTAGTGCAAGAAGAAAGAGATTTACTTACAGCTATTGAGAGAGAAACCAATGTCAGGCCACAGATATGGGCTGCAAGATCTATCGCTGAAGTGTTTGATAATTTAAAGATACCATACGAAAGAACTGCAAAGACATCTGCACCATCTTTTACTAAAAACTTTTTACAAGAACACGAACACCCTGTTGTAAAGATGATTGCAAAAGCAAGAGAGATTAACAAAGCTCACACAACTTTTATTGATTCAATATTAAAGTATCAGCATAAAGGTAGAATACATGCAGATATAAATCAATTAAGATCAGAGTTTGGTGGTACAATTACAGGCAGATTTAGTTATCAGAACCCTAATCTACAACAAATACCTGCAAGAAATAAAGATCTAGGTCCAAAGATTAGATCATTATTTATTCCAGAAGAAGGATGTAAATGGGGATGTTTTGATTATTCACAACAAGAACCAAGGCTCGTTGTACACTACGCATCACTATATAAATTACCATCAGTCTATAATGTTGTTGATGCTTACCACAATAACAAAGACTCAGACTTTCACCAGACCGTAGCAGACATGGCACAGATCCCTAGGACACAAGCAAAGACGATCAATTTGGGTCTTTTCTATGGTATGGGTAAAGCTAAACTACAGGCAGAGTTAGGTGTAACGAAAGAGAAAGCTGCTGAACTATTTAATACGTATCATGGTCGAGTACCCTTTGTTAAACAACTTATGGAACGAGCATCTAATCGTGCACAGGACCGTGGTCAGATAAGAACTTTACTTGGCAGACTATGTAGGTTTCATTTGTGGGAGCCTAATCAATTCGGTATGCATAAAGCCTTACCACACGAAGATGCACTCAGGGAACACGGACCGGGGATCAGGAGAGCTTACACATACAAGGCACTCAATAAATTAATTCAAGGGTCTGCTGCAGACATGACTAAGAAAGCAATGTTAGAACTTTACAAGGAAGGAATTATACCGCACATACAAATACATGATGAGTTGGATCTTTCTATAAAAGATGATAAAGAAGCAAATAGGGTTATTGAGATTATGGAGAATGCAGTTACTCTAGAGGTTCCCAACAAAGTAGACTACGAACATGGGGAAACTTGGGGTGATATTTATGATTAACTATGGCTTATTTAAATGCAAACATACCGGTGGAATATGCACAGATTAAAAGAGAATATCTTTACGATCTTAAAAAACACCATGGCGAAGTTGAAGATTGTATTATCTTTGGTCTATCCGCTATTACAGGTCGTAGTATCTTATTTCATGCAATTATGGAAAACGGTGCAGTCTTTTATCGTTTACCGATTACTGCCTTTATTCAAAGAGGTTTTGAACCGCAAGATGTTCCTAGACGTAGACTTGATGAGCTACAGCTTTGGAATTGTTTCAGTTATTATCCTTCTGTGCATTCTTGGGATATCCTAGACGGACAAGCGGGAAAATACATAGGAAAAGACAAGAAATGGCACCATGGTAAATACTTATTTACTGTTGATTTTGCTCACCCAGAGAGTAATATATTAGA